TGTGACCTTGGGGTCGGGTCTTTTTACGGCAGCAGTGCCATTTTGGTTGTTGATATCGGTCAATTTGTAGTCTGAGGCCAACATTTCGAGTGTTTTGTCAATATTGTTGGTTCTAGCCGAGGTTTTGATGCTTGTAGGGGTAAAAAACCGCCTCTCCACCGTTGTACAGCCCTTTGGACACACTGCTTTGGCACTTTCGAACTTTCCATGCGCCATACAGAAGTATTCTTTCTTAATCATCACTCTCTCCACAGTTTTTGGGGCATTTTGTCCATTGGTTGAACGTTTTGCACCCGATTTAAGGACATATTGCCCAAATTTATGGTGAAACTGGTCTTTTTCTGGGGAATTTCATTTCTTTTGAGGGATTTTTTGAATCCAACGAACTCAACTCTCCAGAAACCAGCTTCCCACTCCCCTATAAAATCCCCAATCATTTTCTGTAACTTGGGGTGAATGCGCCTTTTTCCCCTAGCAAGTTCCCACATATAGGTATTACTCAAACCCAAATGCCTTGCTATACAGGGCAGAGTAAGCCTCTCAGGGTGCATTGTTTTCTTTTTATCAAGGATAGTTCCCTTCACAGGAACCAATCTCAGGCATAACCACGCCCTAATCTCGTCCTTACTCATGTTAAACCTATCTGTTTTAGATAACTACTGACCGATTTCCCCACTGTATCTGGGCTACCGTTCTCTTGAGTTTGCTCTACAACGCCTGATTGAACCAGTCTGAGTCGCACAAAGTCAATCCAAGCAATAGAAGCCAAGCACATAGCCACTACCCTATCGTCCTTGCCCCGACCTGGCACTCCAAGACTTCCGTTTTCTCTGACTACATTCTTCATTTCATCCAAGCACTCGGTGGACTTGATAACCAGAAGACCGCGCTCAAAGCAGTCTTTCATGCCATTGAACATTCTCTCTTTGGTATCGAAGGTAGTCTTCCAGTGGTAAGCACCAGGCGCGGAGCTAATCGTGTCTGTCCTCTTGTACAAGTAGTTCTGTATGTTTGACAAGACGTTGAATAGCCCCGCATTCTTTGAAATATTGGCCTCCATCGAGGCAATTCTTTTTAAGTTGACCATCTCAGACCAGACGGCCTGACCAGGCCCGTTGATCTCTAGATTAACCATAACATTAGGCCCGTAAGCACCAGCAAGATAGCAAAGCACCCAAGCGTACTGATAAGTATTACATTCAGTAGTACAGAACTCAGCGACCTGTTCAATCTTATTAGCGTAACACCGAAGAACAACAATGGCAAAGCGATCAGCCCATTCGCTAGAACCATAAGCAGGGTCAGCACCGATAACATAATGCGCTCCTTGTTTGGGGGTTTCCCATATCTTCAATGTAGCCACGCTAGGCTTACTGTCCACCAACTCCGTATCCTTAAAGTTCTCGCCTAGCAAGAATCTGTAGTGACTGGGGGTTTGTTGTCTAGCAAGTTTGTATCTGTCTGTAATATTCTGTGACGAGAAAAACTGCGAACCGCTCATTACAAAGGCGTACTGCTCTGTAGGCGGGAATTCTTGGTACATCATCACTTCATCTTTGATGACCTCAGCCATCTTCCATCTCCACCAAGCAATCTGCTCAGGAGTAATATCAAAGTTGTATAACTGTTTGACTTCTCTAGTCCAAGACTTTTCCTCGGTAGTCAGTCTGCCATCCCAGTAAGTCTTGTATATCGGGGATTCTTTCTTAACCGCATAGAACTGGTTTCTCCACCAACCCACGAAAATAGCCTTCTGTGTCTTAGCCATCTTTGCTGTTTCCCACATATCGTGGAAGATATTAAATCCACGAGCCGTAGATTCCCACAGATACAGTCTTCTAGGATTGTGTTCAGCAAGGGAGGCTTCCAAAGACGCTATACCCTCTTCATCACCCCAAGAGGATGTCTCAGTAGCGTGCATGAACATAATCGCCTTACCGCGTCCTAGACCGCCCTTCTTTCTAGTACCCGCAACCTGATAGACCATGCGTGATCTGTTTTTCAAGACGAGTTGCGTTCTGTTGTGACTCTCCGCAGGAATCTTAAATTCAGTCGGCAAGCCATCCATATACATAGACAAGGTACTTCTAAACATATCCCTGTTGTCTTCAGTATCCGTAACCATAGTCCCTTGGACACCGCCATACTTGTAGTGCCAATACAAATCTAGGGCTAGAGAGATAGTGGTAATCCCTAGCTGCCGACCTTTAAGAATCACAAAGTAATGGATGTCCTCTTCTAGACCCTTGGAAATCTCTTCCATCAAATAGGTCTGGGTTCCTAGTAACTGATCCCCTAATGACACGAGGCCAAATTCCTTTGTTTCTACACGAAGGGCTTTGCAGAAGGCGTAAAAGTTTTTAAGAGGAAACTTCACAGTAAGTATCCTTTGCTTTGCATAAAGTCCACAGGGTCTTTAGCGTGTTTGTTTAAATTACAAGTAGGACACAGAAGTTGTAAGTTATCTGGTTCATGCTTGCCGCCTTTAGATAACGGCTGAATATGGTCTAGATGATGTTTCACTAGTTCAACTTTACAAACTGGGCATTTGTTCTTTTGCAAGGCTTTGAGTTTGCGTATGTCTTCAATGGACACATGGCTAGGCAATCCATTTGCTCTGCGCTTATGGGCTTTAACAGTCCATAGCTCTTTGTTCTTTTCATAATATTCTTTTTGTTGAGCAAGCAAACGCTCTTTGTTTTCTTGGTAGTAAATCTTGGCTTGAGCAGACTTGCGTTCTTTAATCTCTTCTCTTCTTGCCAAGTATTGTTGAGCCTTCTTGTCCTTGACCTTTTGGTATAGCAAACGGCTGCACTCCACGCACTTGCCATTACTGGCATAACGCAAAGTTCCGTGTCCATTCACACACAACGCACCGTCAAACACACCGTAGGTTTTTCGCATAAAAGCATTTTAGTCTCGACTTTTAGTTTCCGCAAGTCATAGATCAAATGCCTTCATATTCAACTTCACAGCCCTGTCGTACTTCTCCCGCACCACTATCTCTTGCCTGACGAGCTTTCTGACAGTCTTAAACAAATGCACCCTAGTCCACCCCAAATCAGCCTCAGCCTTCCTCCTCCACCCCGCCTGAAGCGTAGCCGTGTGGTCACAGTGAGAAAGCATCCACCATATCAGCCTGTAATCAGGCGATCCTAAGCATAACGACCATATTGGCGGTCTTTTCTCCATATTTTTCCCCGTATTTCAATACCAAATGTTGTCTAGAAGTTATCTTAACTATTCGCAAATATCCTGTCAAGTCATCGTAAGTCCTTGATTTATATAGGAGAGAAGGGATAAAAGTGATTTTTTTATGGGGGGAGAATAGGTGGAGCCCCCGCCATCTGACCCCCCACTGACCATTTCTCAAAATGCCAACAATCATCACAACTATCAGAATCAGCGACCGATTACCGATTACCCGACCAGGCGCGACAATGCCGACAATGGCGTGTTTATTGGGTTTGCAGGTGGTGTGGCCATGTGTTACCCGATGTGCGTAGGGGTAATGGGGATGCATACCTCACTAAATCTGCGTGTTACCCGATGCTGACCAGATGGTGTGTTGGCCATACGGTATCTCTTATTAGATCGACATAAAAAGAATGCGCGAATATTGGCATGGCAGCTTTACACATAATTGGCCATTGGGTGCCTCATATAGTGGGTTAGAGGCACGATCTATAGAATGCCTGCTGGATGTATGCACAATTTGTAGCGTCGATTCTAGGGGCCTACAATGTGCAATGTATGCCTGCAAAGTAATTATATTTATTACATAGGGTTTATTCTAGGTCTTATAAATCAACGACTTACAGCACTTGGCACGATTCTATTATGCTATATATATGAGAGGGTTAATTATGTGTTAACATTTCTCGGCTCATTCGAGCACAGGTCCAAGGCAACCTACAAATGCCGAATAGGTGATTCAAATGATTCTCAAAGCCCGCATTAATGCATCAATCATTCAATTAAACGAATTGATAAAGCTATCTGGTTTAGATGCCACGTTTTTAACTAACACTGGCTTGTGCTCCGATACTAGCGAAATAATAGGCGCTCCAGGTGCGATTATGTCTTTTATAGGTTTCCTGGCTACGTTCGAGAAATTCTACGCACTGGAACGTGTAGAGAAAGTCTAAAGCCGAGCCTGAAGCCCCTTTATTGGGGGCTTTGGGCTATGTTTTATAGCAGCTTTAAGGGGGGCTTTCCCCGAATAGGTGATTACATGAGAATTCATTACGTTAAAAAAAGCGCGACTAGTAAAACGGGGCCA